CTGTCCTGCCACTACATTTGCACAAACTATAGATGTGTTTCATGCCCGCTACCGCATTGCGTTGTCGGGAACAATGATTCGCAAAGACGGCAAGCACATCTTATTTCGTGACTACTTTGGGCCGGTTGTTTACAAACCGCCGCAGTCTAATACACTAACACCCACAGTACATATTGTTAAGTCAGGTATTACGCTAAAGCCAGGAGTTCCTTGGGTTGAAAAAGTCACTGAACTCTTAGAGTCAGAAAAGTACAGGCGGTTTATTGCAACTATTGCACTAATGCATATGCAAGAAGGTCACTCGGTATTAGTTATTGCTGACCGAGTGGAGTTTTTACACAAAGTGAAAGAATACATTGGCGAAGATTGCGCGGTTGTTACAGGCGACACAGAATATGAAGACAGACAGCACATCAAACAACAAGTACTTGATGGAACCAAAAAAGCCATATGCGGTTCGAGGCAGATCTTCTCAGAAGGCATATCTATTAACACCCTTAGCTGTGTTATCCTTGCAGCTCCAATGAGCAATGATAGTTTACTTGAACAAATTGTGGGTCGTGTACAGCGACTACATGAAGGTAAACTTGACCCGCTAGTTGTAGACATTAACTTTGCAGGTTATGCAGACAAGAAACAAAACAACGATAGGCTAGCGCTTTACTTACGTAAAGGCTGGCAGGTAATAACAGCATGATAAAATTTACACTTGCAGTAGATTGGTCTTTATGCTATAATATAGTCTAAGTTAATCATTATGGCACTCTTTTTTAACCTGGATTTATTAGAAACAGAAACAAATTGCGACCCTAAATTGATGTTAAGTATGTTGGAACGGCATTTTAGCAAAAAGCTAATACCGAAGAATCATCGTGAACTAAATAGTTTTAAAAACTTGTCGGGTCACAGCTTCTTGTTAAATGCCCGCCCTCTTTTCTCAGAAACTTGTGATATTGCACACAAAGCGCAATATATCAGACTTGCAGGAAGGCGTGACTATAGCTTATACAAACTTTACCGAGTAGTTTATCTAGACTTATCTTATTTCAAAGACATTGACCTAGATGCAATAAAACACAATCCACTGCTCACCATAACAGACAACAAAATTTACTTTAAACACGAGAATTAAAAATGGCACTATCATTCAGCAACACTAAAGGCAAAGCACAATCAAACAAGGTTGAGGCTTATGAGTACAAAGATGGCGAAAACACAGTTCGTTTAGTTGGCGGAGTTCTGCCACGCTATATTTACTGGATCAAAGGCAGCAACAACAAGGACATTCCAGTTGAGTGCTTGGCTTTTAGCCGTGACAAAGAAAAGTTCGATAACATCGAAAAAGACCACGTTCCCTCTTTCTACCCAGACCTAAAGTGCTCTTGGAGCTATACAGTTAACTGTATTGACCCTAAAGATGGCAAAGTCAAAGCACTAAACTTGAAAAAGAAACTGTTCGAGCAGATTGTAAGCGCAGCAGAAGATTTGGGTGATCCAACCGACATGGATACTGGTTGGGATGTAGTTTTCAAGCGTACAAAAACAGGACCACTGGCTTTTAATATCAGCTACGACTTGTCAGTATTGCGTTGCAAACCACGTGCACTAACAGATGCAGAACGCGAAGCAGCTCAAGCAGCTAAGTCAATTGATGAAAAATATCCCCGCCCAACAGAAGCAGAAGTTCTAGCACTGTTGGAAAAAGTTACCACTAACGCAGACGAAGGCGATGCTGAAGATACAGCAGCAGCTGAAGCAGTCAAAGAACTAGGTTGATATTATATAGCCCGCAATCCTAAAAAGCTTGCGGGCTATTTTGTCTGATAAACACAATGAAAATACTATTTACAGCAGACGTACATATTAAGCTAGGACAAAAGAATGTTCCAGTAGATTGGGCGCGCAATCGCTTTCGACTATTCTGCGAACAGTTTAATGAGATGCAGCATAGTGCTGATTTGGTGATTGTGGGTGGCGATATATTTGATCGACTACCTACCATGGACGAAGTTGAGCTTTACTTTGACTTTGTGGAAAGCTTTCACAAACCTACACTAATCTATCCTGGCAATCACGAAATGTTGAAAAAAGACTCAACATTTTTAAGCAACTTAAAGAAGTCTACTAATCGCTTAAACCCACTAGTAAGTTTGGTTGACGATTACTATGAAAATGTAGGGTTTAACTTAGATATTATTCCCTATAACAAGCTCAAAGACTACGAAAAACATGGCAAGAACTTTAGTGGCCGTATCTTATGCACACACGTTCGTGGCGAGATTCCACCACACGTAAAACCTGAAGTTGACTTGGACATTTTTAACCGCTGGGACATTGTCTTAGCTGGTGACCTGCACTCATATGAAAACTCGCAAAGAAATATTCTTTATCCTGGTAGCCCTTATACTACTAGTTTTCACCGTTCCAGAGTTGATACTGGCGCTATTATCCTTGATGCTGATAATCTCAGTCATGAGTGGCGAAAGTTCAACTTACCGCAGCTCATCAAGAAAACAATCACTGCCGAAGAGGCCTCCACCGCCGCCAATGCCACCGACTTTGACCACACAATCTATGAAGTGCAAGGCGACATGCAAGAACTCGGAGACTTGCAAGATTCAGAACTAATTGCTACCAAAGTCCTAAAGCGGGACACTGATTCAGCACTAATGCTTGATGCTGAAATGACACTGGATGCAGAAGTTCGGGAGTACGTAACTTATATCTTAGAATTACCAGAACCAACTGTTGACAAGGTTCTAAAGGAAATGCAAAATCATGCAGAAAAATTCACCTAAATTAGCAGAGGTCTGGTCACAAACAAATTGCCCAGCCTGTAGCGAAGCCAAGCGTTTATTAGAAACTCATGGTACACATATAGTAGAAAAGATGATTGGCATCAATGGGTATAGTAAAAAAGATTTAATTGATGTAGTTCCACATGCCCGCAGTGTTCCACAAATCTTCTTAGATGGTGAGTACATTGGCGGATTGCAGGAACTAAAAAGAAAACTAGCAAATGATAACAATAAAAACACTAGCATGGTCTAATGCTTTTAGTTACGGATTAGATAATAAGATTGATTTTGTAGCCGCTCCGCTTACACAACTTGTGGGTAAAAACGGTCACGGCAAAAGTTCTATTGCACTAGTACTTGAAGAAGTGCTGTTCAACAAGAACTCAAAAGGTATTAAAAAAGCAGATATTCTTAATCGTTATGTAAAAGACAAACACTACTCAATTGAGTTAGTGTTTGATCGTGATGGTACTGAGTATAAGATTGAAACACGTCGTGGTACATCACAAACAGTTAAGCTTTATCGTGATGGTGTAGATATAAGTGCACACACAGCCACAGCTACTTATAAAATTGTTGAAGACGTAATTGGCATTGACCATAAAACATTTAGTCAAATTGTTTACCAGTCAAATGCATCTAGCCTAGAGTTTTTAACTGCTGCAGATACTGCTCGTAAAAAGTTTTTGATCGAAATCTTAAACTTGGGTAAGTATACCCAAGCGCAAGAAGTTTTCAAAGAAGTAGCGCAAGACTTAAGCAAAGATATTACAGCTACTCAGTCGCAAGTAAACACTGTAGTATCCTGGCTGGAAAAGTATTCCAAGACTGATTTGACTCCTAGAGTGCTTGTTGAGGTACCTGAACTAGACTCTGAAGTATTACAGCAAAGTGCTAAGCTACAAGTATCAGTTCAAGGTGTTGAAGCTACTAATCGCAAGATTTCACAAAACAATACTTACAAGCAGTTGCAGTCTAAAATTGCCTTACTACCAATACCTGAAAAGCCCACAGAAGATATTGGTGTTAAGCGTAGCATTGTAAGTGGTTTAAATAACACGGCTGTTGAATTGCAAAAAACTGTAAAAGATGCAGAAGCTTTTGTGGCAAAAATGAATCGGTTGCATGGCAATTGCCCAACTTGTTTGCAGACTATTGACACAAACAAAATCTCCGAGCTTGTAGAAGAGCAGGCAACTATCAAGCAAACAGCAGTTACTCAGCTAGAAGTAGTTGAGCAGTCTAAAAAAGCTGTAACTGAAGATATTAATGCTTATGGCATAAAACTCTCCGCATGGGAAAAGGCACAGCAAAGTCAAACAGAATGGGAAAAGTACCATCAACTTATTGATACGGACTTACCAGAATCTATATTAGACAAAGCTGCACTGCAAAACGAACTAACTGCTCTTGAAACAAGTATCAAAGAGACCAGAGAGCGTATTCAACAAGCTGAAAAAGCCAATCAGCTAGCAAATGCACATAATTCCAAAGTAGAAACTATCAGCAAGCAACTTGCTGAAATGAATGAAGAATTGGAAACTTATAGTGGCAAATTGCACGAACTAAGTGAACGTATGAGTATTGTTAATGTTTTAACAAAAACATTCTCAACAACTGGCTTAGTGGCTTATAAGATTGAGTGCTTAGTCAAAGACTTGGAAGAGATTACTAATAGCTACTTAGTTGACCTAAGTGATGGCAGATTCCAGATTGGTTTCAAAATCTCTGCTAGTGATAAACTAAACGTGGTTATCACTGACAATGGCAAAGACATTGAAATGTTGGCTCTTAGTGGTGGTGAACGTGCTCGTGTAAACGTAGCAACACTATTAGCTATTCGCAAACTAATGCAGACCCTAAGTTCAAGCAGAATTAACTTGCTGATCTTAGATGAAACTGTTGAGGCACTTGACGTAGATGGAAAAGAAAAACTAGTGGAAGTCCTCTTAGGGGAAGAACACTTAAATACCTTTTTAGTATCCCATGGGTTTTCACACCCACTACTAGAAAAGGTTAACGTGGTAAAACACAATAACATATCCCAAATAGAGGTATAACATGATTAAAATTGAACGAATTAACGCTGACAAGCCAACGCTACTACGCAATGGCGTACGTCAGCCAGTTACAGTTAGCATGACAGTAACACAAGCTGAGTTAGAAAGTATTGAAGCTGCTAGCGGTAAAATCACATATTCAGTTGATGAATTGGAAGTTAAAGAACTAACTTTTCAGTCAAAACCAGCTCCAGTCGCACCTGCTCCTAAGCCAGTCAAGCCCGCAATTGTTAAGCCCGCAGCCAAGGCTGCCGAGCCAATCGTGGAACCTACAAGTCAAGAAAACGCGCCTGAGTAATGGTCGTAGACGCTAGAGCCAAGGGAGCGCGTACTGAAACCACAGTGCGTGATCTCTTGCGTAAACACACCGGACTAGGGTGGGAACGTATACCTGGTTCCGGTGCCCTTGACCCTAAACATTTGCTAAAAGGCGATCTTTACGTACCTGGGCGAACTAACCTTTGGTGCGTAGAAGTCAAAGGTTACGCAGAAGATCACCTGACCTCACACCTGCTAACCTCCAAGAACCCACAACTTGTAGAGTTTTGGGAACAAAGTGTGCGTCAGGGTCGTCAAGTTGAAAAGAAGCCATTACTAATCTTTAAATTTAACAGATCAAAAGTTTTTGTGGCTTTTGATGAAATGCCTAATAGTCAAGATTACCGCTGTGTTTACTACAACCATGAAACTCATGAGTTCTATGTAGCATTGCTAGAAGATTGGCTTAAATATGAACAGCCACAATTTGTCTCTTGAAAAGTTGTGGTTAACGGTGTATAATAAACACTTAACCACAAGAACACACAATGAGTATTACATTTAAAAAAGCCACTGAGTCAGCCAACACACTGCTTGTTGTAGATGCACTTAACCTTGCATTTCGCTATAAGCATTCAGGTGCTACTGACTTTGCTGAAGACTACCTACGTACCGTGCAAAGCCTTAAAAAATCTTATAAAGCTTCGCACGTTATTATTGCTTGCGACCAAGGTAGTTCTAGTTACCGCAAAGCACTTAGCCCAGAATACAAGCAAAACCGCAAAGACAAGTTTGCTGAACAAACTGATGCTGAAAAAGCAGCATTTGAATTGTTCTTTGAAGAATTCACACATACTCTTGAGCACATTGCTGAAAACACGGACTATCCTGTGTTACGCTTTCAAGGCGTTGAGGCGGACGATATTGCTGCATATATTGTCAGCAAAAAGTCTCAGTTGCCATTTGACGACATTTGGCTGATCTCAAGCGACCGTGACTGGGACTTGCTTGTAGCTGATGGCGTATCACGATTCAGCTATGTAACCCGCAAAGAAGTAACCCTCAACAACTGGAATGACCACTATGAATTTAGCCCTGAAGATTACATCAGTATTAAGTGCCTTATGGGCGATAGCGGCGACAACGTTCTTGGTGTGCCTGGTATTGGGCCTAAACGAGCTGTTGCCTTGGTTAGTGAATATGGCAGCTGTTACGACATTGCTGCAAACATTCCTCTTAGCGGTAAGTACAAGTACATTCAAGAATTAAACAAGTGTCGCGACTTGTTGTTGCTTAACTATCAACTAATGGACCTGGTCACCTACTGTGCCGATGCCATTGGTGAAGCTAATATTCAAACCATTGATGAAACCCTAGAACTCTACGCAAAATGAGCAACTTTTTAAACATTAACAGAAATTACGACCATGGTCGTATGCAAGAAGTAAAACAAGAGCTGGAATGTCAGGTACAGCCAGGCGCACAGCTTCCAAAACGTGCGCATCCTAGTGATGCTGGAGCAGACTTGTTTAGTTATGAATCTTGCGAAATCTATCCAAATGAACAAAAACTTGTTGATACGGGTATAGC